CGCATCAGCCTGAGTGAATGCCTGAGTGAAGCTGAAAGATTCGCCTGGGTCATCCTGCGTGGCTGCAATAGTACCAGGATTATATACACCTGATGTTATAGTACCAGCACTAATTGTGTTAGCTGTTGTTCCATCAGTTGTGTCCACGTTATTACCCGTGATACTAAATGAAGATCCAATTCTCTTCATTTGTGTTGCAGCAGCATTAACTTGCAGTTGAACACTAGAAGTCATTCTTGAAGTGATATCTGCACGAGCAGACAAAGGTGCTCCCACTAAAATCATCACTATTGGTATGATAACTTTTTTCATATTACCCGTGATATTTTTACCTACTCTATATAGGTGATGCTAACCCTCCAAAATAGGTTCGGCATGTACTATTTGCTCAAACCCTAGTCTATGGTTAAATAATAGTGTCGCCTTCGGGGACACAACTTACACTCGCTTATTTAAGGAGAACTATTATGACAAATTTAATGAGGTATCATACTGCAAATCTTCCTGAACTCGTGGAGAAGATTACAAGAAACAGCATCGGAATGGATGATTATCTAAATAGGTTCTGGGAATCTGAATCCCAATCTAATTATCCACCATACAATTTGGTGCAGTTGAATAATCATGAGTCAAGATTGGAAGTCGCACTTGCAGGCTTCAAGAAGGAAGAGGTCAAAGTCTTCACGGAGTTTGGAAAATTACATGTCGAAGGCATCAAGGAAGATAAAGAAGCAGATGCAGAGTATAGACACAGGGGCTTGGCACAACGTTCCTTCAAGCGTGCTTGGCAACTCAGCGAAGATTGCGAAGTTCGACAGGTCGTATTTGCCGACGGACTCCTGTCCGTGGAATTGGGAAAAGTAGTACCTGAGCATCATGCTCGTAAGGATTACTTGACACCAGGATAAATTCCTGGTATTATTCGCTACATATAAGAGCCATGTAAGCGGATCCTAATGAAAAGGCTTATAGCAATAGCAGCATTGTCTGCTCTCATAGCACCAGTACACGCAGGTCAAAGACTAAGCGGGGCTGGTGCTTCTTTTCCATCTAAAATATACACTAGATGGTTTTCAGACTTCTCTAAAGAGAAGGATGGTCACAGAGTAAACTACCAAGCAATTGGTAGCGGTTCAGGTCGAAAAGCATTCCTCGATCAAACAGTGGACTTCGGAGCATCCGATGATCCTATGAAGCAAGTTGATATAGACAAAGCAAAACGAGGATTAGTTCAGATTCCTATGACTGGAGGTACAATTGCCTTTGGTTATAATATGTCTGGTTGTGATTTAAAACTAACACAAGAGCAAGCAGTTCAACTTGCTATTGGTGAGATCAACAATTGGTCTCAACTCGGATGTGATGATCAGAAAATTACTTGGGTATACAGGTCTGATGGATCTGGTACTACAGCAGCATTTACAAATTCCATGAGTTCATTCAGTAACAAATGGAAGTTGGGTGTTGGTAAAGCAGTACCATGGCCAGTAGGTATTGGTGCTAAAGGTAATGCTGGTGTTGCTGGTGCTATTAAAAATACACCTGGTTCTATTGGATATGTTAATCAGTCCTATATTAAAGGTGAAGTAGTTGCTGCTGCACTACAGAATAAGAGTGGTGAGTTTGTTAAACCATCTGTTGAGGGAGGTGCAATAACACTTAATGCTATTGTATTAGATGAGAATCTAGCAGGTGTTAATCCAAACCCAACTGCAAAGGGAGCATATCCTATTGCTACTCTGACATGGATACTTGCTTATGAAACTGGTAATGGTCGTAAGACTGAAGCAGTAAAGACAACCCTATCAAGATTACTCAGTACTGAGTATCAAGAGAAGGCATCTAGACTTGGTTATGTACCACTGAGAGGTGATATACTTGAGAAGTCTCGTGCTGCTGTCGAACGTATCAGTGAATAGCATATATAATACAAGTATAATTTTTATAAAATGGCTGATAATATTGTTGATGGTGAAAATTTAGGTGCTCCTTTAATACCTGAAACTGATCCTGAATGGATTAATAGATTAGCATCAATTGAAAATAAGATAGATCATTTGAATGATACTATGAATCTTATTATTAAAAATTTAAATAATCCAGAAGCTCCTGAGTACGTTATTGATGTTAAAGGTGACATCACTTTACGTCCTAAGGAATAGCGGTTATATATAAAATATAATCAAAGAGACCTGAGGGTCTCTTTTTATTTGGAGTTATCATGAATGTTTATGTAAATTTAAAACCGAATAACTATGGCGGGGAATCAGACCTCTTGACAGTTGAGGTGCCTTCATCTTATACTGATGAGATAATGCGACACGTCCGTCCTATTGCAGAACAAAAAAATGTAAATGAGGATAGAATCCTTAAAGACATTATCAAACAATCAATTACAGAAATCGAAAGGAGAAGTTATGAGCGTAAGAATCGTAAGACTAAAAGGCGGTGAAGATGTTATTTGCGACCTTTATGAAGTCACAACTAAAGATAATCCAAAAGAAGCAGTTGCTCTTAGAATGGATTACCCATATAATATTACGATCTTAGAGCCTGATATGGATGAACCTTCTGATTATGAAGTTGATGAAGGTGGTGAGATGGCATATGCTGAACAAGAAGAAGCCAAAGAGTATGATCAAGATCCTGATGGGGGAATTTTTGATGATTACATTGATGATGATGGAATCTTTAAGATGACAGGTCTTGATGTTGACATGCGTCCTTGGGCTCCTTTAAGTGTTAAGAATGAAATTCTTATTAAGCTTGATGATGTTGTGAGCGCATATGAAACCTTTGATGAGGTTGTTAAAAAGTACAATGAACTAGTAGAGGCAGCAAAAAATGGAAGAGGAAATGATTCAACAGCAGTTAAAAGTAATCCTGTTGAAACAAAGGCAGGAGTACCTGTTGGGGAAGGTGACGGAGCTGGACGAGGAGCCAAGCTTGTTAATTGAGGGATGTTATGAGGTACTTTCTGATGAAGAGATTGTACCTTTTCCAGCATTTACTTCACAACGTGACATGTTCTTGACTTCTGATGTTGTTATGAGTATACTGGATCCAAGTCCAAACTTGGTCGAGTTATACAATTCTAAATGAGCAAGTTCTATACGAACATTCAATTAGCAGGAGATACAATCCTTTATCGAGGGTACGAGAATGGGCAACAAGTCCAATTTCGTACCCAATTTTCTCCTACATTATATGTTACTTCAAAGAAGGAGGAGAAATTCAAAACTCTTGATGGCAGACCCGTTAAACCTATCAATTTTCAAACCTCTAGAGAGGCACGAGATTTTATTAAACAATATGATGGTGTAGAAGGGTTTGAAGTTCATGGATATGAACGATTTGTATATCAGTATATACGTCGAGAGTTTCCTATTGAAGTTAAGTATGACATTAGCAAGATGAAGATCTTTGCATTGGACATTGAGGTTCAATGTGAGAATGGATTCCCTGATGTAGAAGCAGCAGCAGAAGAAATGCTTTCGATTACCATTAAAGATATGGTATCGAAGAAATTTTATGTGTGGGCTGTAAGAGAATTTGAATCAGAGCATGAGCATTACATCTTTGACACCGAACGAGATATGCTTAAGCATTTCTTAGAGTGGTGGACACAGAATACACCAGATATTCTTACAGGTTGGAATGTCAACTTGTATGATATGCCATATATTGCACGACGTGTCAATAGAATGCTAGGTGATAAATGGATGAAGTCTTTGTCACCTTGGAACCGAGCAAATGAGAGGGAAGTTTATGTCCAAGGACGTAAAAACTATGCTTACGACATTTCTGGGATCAATATACTTGATTACCTTGATCTTTATCGTAAGTTCACTTATTCAAACCAAGAATCATACAGACTCGACCACATTGCCTTCGTCGAACTTGGACAACGAAAAGTTGACCACAGCGAGTATGAGAACTTTAAAGAATTTTATACGACTGATTGGCAGAAGTTTATAGAGTACAACATTCAAGACGTTGAACTCATTGATAGACTAGAAGACAAGATGAAGTTACTTGAACTTGCCATAACTATGAGTTATGATGCTAAGGTTAACTTCGAGGATGTATATTCTCAGGTCCGTATGTGGGACACGATGATATATAATTACCTCACTGACAGAAAGATTGTTGTACCACCTAGAAAGGGTGCAAAAAAAGACGAAAAGTATGCAGGAGCTTATGTCAAGGAACCGAAACCAGGATGCTATAATTGGGTTGTCTCTTTTGACCTCAATAGCTTGTATCCTCATCTTATTATGCAATATAATATCAGTCCCGAAACCCTCAGGGAGACTCGACATTCCAGTGCGAGCGTTGAGAGGATCTTAAATCAGGAAATAGATATTAAAGGGAACTTTGCTGTGTGTGCTAATGGTGCTCAGTATCGTAAGGACGTACAAGGTTTCCTACCAGAAATGATGCAGACTATTTACGATGAGCGCACGATATATAAGAAAAAAATGCTCGCTGCCAAGCGGGACTATGAAGTTCACCCAAGTACCGAACTACAAAAGTCTATTAGTAAATTCAATAACATCCAAATGGCTCGAAAGATCCAACTCAACTCGGCTTATGGTGCCATTGGAAATCAATACTTTAGATATTATAACTTGGCTAACGCTGAGGCAATTACTCTTAGTGGGCAGGTATCGATACGGTGGATTGAGAATAAAATGAATGTGTATCTGAATAAGATACTAAAAACTGACGGAGAAGATTATGTTATTGCTAGTGATACCGATTCTATATACCTTAACCTTGGTCCTTTGGTTGAAAGTGTATACAAGGGGAGAGAGGTTACTAATGAGAAGATCGTTGATTTCCTCGATAAGGTGTGTAACTTGGAATTGGAAAAATATATTTCGAGTTCTTATGAAGCGTTGGCCGAGTACGTAGGTGCATACGATCAGAAGATGTTCATGAAGAGGGAGACCATTGCCAACAAAGGTATATGGACTGCCAAGAAAAGATACATTCTTAATGCATGGGATATAGAAGGTGTTAGGTTTAAAGAACCTAAGTTAAAGGTTATGGGTATTGAGTGTGTTAAGTCTTCTACTCCTAGTGCTTGTAGGGATAAGATTAAGGAGTGTCTTAATGTTATTATGAACGAAGGTGAAGAAGAAGCACAGAAATTCATAGCAGATTTTAAGGATAACTTTACAGAGTTACCTATTGAAGATATCTCCTTTCCTAGAGGTTGCAACAATCTAAATAAATGGGCACATCCTGCTACCCTTTATGCGAAGGGTACACCTATTCATGTTAGAGGAGCATTACTCTACAATTTCCACAATAAGAAGAACAAACTTACTCATAAGTATCCTCTCATACAGGATGGCGAGAAGATTAAATTTGTGTACTTAAAGACACCTAATAAGATCGGGGAAAATGTGATCAGTTTCTTGAACACTTTTCCTCGTGAGTTTGGGCTTGACAAAGCAGTGGACTATGACCTACAATTCCAGAAGAGTTTCTTGGAGCCTATTAAGGTCATCATGGATACGATTGGATGGAAGCCAGAAAAAGTAGCTAGCTTGGAGTTCCTATTCGGATGACCACATACATTGTAGAATATCAGAAAGCTTTTGGTGCTGGTGCTATGCCAGAGGAGAAAGAATTCTTTGATAAAGATGAAGCATCATGGTTTGAAAGAGCTATGAAGCGATCAAATTACATTACTAAATTATATAAAAAAACACCATGAGTTTTTTAAAAGACATCGCAAAGGAGATTGATAATGAATATGCTTCACTGGTCAGTGACGGAGTGGCAGCTGGTGATACAATCGGTTTTATTGACACTGGTAGCTATGTTTTTAATGCTCTTGTATCTGGGTCAGTATTTGGAGGCATCCCAGGAAACAAAATCACTGCTCTCGCTGGAGAGTCGAGTACTGGTAAGACTTATTTTTGTCTTGGCGTTGTTCAGCATTTCCTTGAGTCTAGCGACGACTCTGGTGTCATATATTTCGAGTCAGAGTCTGCCTTATCCAGGGACTTAATTGAAGGAAGAGGTATTGATTCATCACGTATGATGATAGTACCTGTTACTACAGTACAAGAGTTCCGTACTCAGGCAATAAGAATTCTTGATAAATACCTGCAACAGAAGGAACGTAAACCATTGATGTTTGTTCTGGACTCTCTTGGTATGCTTTCTACAACTAAGGAAGTAGAAGATGCTGAGGCAGGTAAAGAGACACGTGACATGACTCGTGCTCAAATAGTTAAGTCAATATTTAGAGTCCTTACTCTTAAATTGGGTAAGGCAAATGTCCCTCTATTAGTTACAAATCATACCTACGATGTGGTCGGCAGTTATATCCCAACTAAAGAAATGGGAGGCGGTAGTGGCCTCAAATATGCCGCGTCTACAATCATTTATCTCAGCAAAAAAAAGGAAAAGAGTGAGAAAGAAGTTATTGGAAACATTATCAAAGCTAAGGCAGCTAAGGCAAGACTCACAAAAGAAAATTCCGAAGTAGAAACGAGGTTATTCTACGATGAAAGAGGATTGGATCCCTATTACGGACTCCTCGAACTGGGTGAAAAATATGGAGTCTTTGAAAAGGCTGGAAACAGAATACAGATTGGAGAGAAGAAAGTATATCCGAAAAATGTTTATGAAAATCCTGAGGAATATTTTACCCCAGAGGTAATGCAAGCACTAGATGAATGTGCAGCAAAGGAGTTTAAATATGGCAGTTGAATTAGGACATCAGTTAAAGGATTTCATTAGAGCATATGATGGACTGGTTAAAGAATCATTTTGTCATACTGTTATACAAGCTTTTGATTCATCTAAATCTGAATACATTGATAGAGAACAAAGACCAACATTTCATGAATTAAATGTTTCAAAAAGATATGAAGCAAAGGATCCTAAATGGATAACCATACAGAATCAGTTAACTAATATCTTTATTGATGCAGTAGAGTTATACATGAAGGAGTTGGATGTAGATGAAGATTTTCCTTATGAGTATGCCTTTGAAGAGCATCGTATAAAGAAGTATAACAATAATGGAAAGGATCAATTTAAATCACATACTGATGTTGGTGATTACAATTCAGCACGTAGATTTTTAGTTTGTTTTTTATATCTTAATAGTGTAACTGCTGGTGGAGAAACTAAATTTCCTAAAATACATCATGCAGTTCAGCCAGAGTGTGGTAGAATACTTCTATTCCCTGCAACATGGCAATTCAGACACTCAGGTGAGCCACCAGTTACAGGACCAAAGTATATTGTAGGAACTTATCTCCATTACCTATGAACCTAGAAGTTACTATCCTTAGCAATTTAATCTATAATGAATCATATACACGTAAGGTGTTGCCATTCATTAAGCAGGATTACTTTACATTAAGATCGTATAAAGTATTATTCATGGAGATTCATGAGTACATTACAAATTATGATGCTTGTCCTTCTCTTAATGCATTAAGTATTGAATGTCAAGAAAGAGATGACTTAACAGAAGAACAATTTAAAGATATTACGGAGGTTCTAGGTGATTTATCCAATGAAAAAGGTGACTTGGATTGGCTTGTTGACACAACCGAAAAGTGGTGTCAGGAGAGAGCGATTTATCTCTCGCTTATGGAGAGTGTCAAGATTGCTGACGGACAAGATGCGAAGAGAGATAAGGGAGCTATTCCACAAATATTAAGTGATGCTCTAGGAGTATCTTTTGATCAGAATGTTGGTCACGATTACCTAGGTAACTATGAAGAAAGATTCGACTTCTACCATAGACGTGAGGACAAAATTCCTTTCGACTTGGAATTCTTCAACAAGATTACAAAGGGTGGACTTCCTAATAAAACTCTCAACGTTGCTCTTGCAGGTACTGGTGTGGGTAAGTCTTTGTTTATGTGCCATGTCGCTAGTAGTTGTTTACTCCAAGGTAAGAACGTTCTCTATATTACGATGGAGATGGCTGAAGAGAAGATTGCTGAACGTATCGACGCTAACCTTTTAAATATTAACATTCAAAAGTTACCTGATCTTCCTAAGGTAATGTTTGAAAACATGATTACTAAACTCATGAATAAGACCAAAGGGAAGTTAATTATTAAAGAATATCCTACAGCATCAGCACATGTAGGACATTTTAAATCATTGTTAAATGAGTTAGCATTGAAGAGAAGTATTAGACCAGATATTATATTTGTAGATTATTTAAATATATGTGCATCTCAAAGATACAAAGGATCTATAGTAAATTCATATACCTATGTTAAAGCGATTGCTGAGGAACTTAGGGGTCTTGCAGTGGAAGCGAATGTTCCGATTGTCACAGCTACTCAAACTACTCGTGCTGGTTATGGTAGTAGTGATGTTGATCTTACAGACACCTCTGAATCTTTTGGTTTACCAGCCACCGCTGATCTTATGTTTGCTCTTATTAGTACTGATGAGCTTGAAGAAATGAATCAAATAATGGTTAAGCAGTTAAAGAATAGATATTATGATCCGACTCTCAACAAAAGATTTTGTGTAGGGATTGACAGATCGAAGATGAGGCTGTATGATATAGATAATGCTCAATCAGGTCTGGTTGATTCTGGACAAGAAGTTGAGGTCATTAAAAAAGTACCTAAGAAAACATTTGCTGAATTAAAGTATGATTGATTTTGAAAAGTATGCACATTTTGTGAATGCTGTTACTTCAGATGAAAGTAAAGATGGTGATGCGTTCACTCATCGTATAGCAGATCTATACTATCAGAATTTTCCTACTGAAAGGATGCTTACTGCTGCTGTAGGTTTATCTGCAGAGGCAGGTGAGTTTACTGAGATAGTTAAGAAGATTCTTTTCCAAGGTAAACCAGTTAATGATGAGAATCTGTTCCATCTTAAACGTGAACTAGGTGATATCATGTGGTACTTTGTACAGGCATGTATAGCATTAGATGTATCTCCTGAAGAGATCATTGAAATGAATGTTGACAAACTTAAAGCTAGATATCCTGGTGGTGAGTTTGATGTTCATTACTCAGAAAATCGTAAGCAAGGTGACCTTTAAGATTTGCCCTGGTTGTAAATCAAATTGGTTAGATGGGCAACTATACTGGTCTACTGGTAAGATAGGTTGTCCTCATGATCTTGCAGGTCTTTTGTGTAATGAATTAAATCATCCAAAATGCATTAACCCATGTAAAGGATCAACTAGTGGTCAAACATGGGAACAACGTAGAAAAATTATTGAGGATTTTGATTTATGAAACCAATTTCAATTGAAGATTATCAAGATGTTGCAGATGATTTCTTTGCTAAGTATGACTTTGTACAACAAAGAATACATAATGGAACAGCAGATGATGTTATAAAGATTATGGATGCACTTAATTCCACTGTTCATAGAACCAGAGCAGAGGAGACTACATCTCCAATGGGATTCTAATGATTGACACCTCACCTAGTTCAATAAGGATGTTCCTTATTATTGTGATGGCAGTTGTATGGTTCTATCTTTTAAATGTTGAACTCAGGAGTGGTGACGATGATTAAAGCAGTTGAATTTGTTGAGTTATTAGGTCTATTAAAAACGAAATGTTATAAGGAAGGAGATTATAAATTATCTTCTGGTAAACAGAGTAAGTATTATATAAATTGTAAACCAATTACATTGTCAGGTGAAGGATTGTATCTGTTGTCTATGGCAATGTTAAATGAGATAGGTCAAGATGTTAAAGCAGTTGCAGGACTTACATTGGGTGCAGATCCTTTAGTCTCAGCAGTTGCTATGCATTCATATCAAACATGGAAACCTTTAGATGCCTTGATTGTTCGTAAGGAACCTAAAGGTCATGGTACAGGTGCATGGATAGAAGGACCATTACCAGAGGAAGGATCGAAAGTAACTGTATTAGAAGACGTTGTATCTACAGGAGGATCATCCCTGAAAGCAGTCTCTAAGATAAGAGAAGCAGGGTTTAATGTTGAACGTGTAGTTTCTATTGTAGATAGACAAGAGGGTGGAGAAGAGGCATTAGAGAAGGAAGGATTGCAACTAATTAGTTTGTATACTTTGGAGGATTTCCATGAGTGAAAAACAATATGACTCAGAAGGTAATGAGTTAGATAAACATGGGTTTAAAGTTAAGAAGTATCCAGATGGGTTAGAATCAGTTCGCAAATCAGTTGAGAATTGTGAACAATTATGTGGGTTAGATAAGAATATAATGATAGAGTTGCTTAAAGGTGAATGGACTGAGTATAGTACATCTAACTCTATGGGTAGGACATCTAAGAAGATTGTAATAGAGTATGATATAAAACAAAAATGATTACATCAATGTTTCATGTTCCTATCTGTCATCTTAAAGTTGATGATTGGAGAAGGAAAAAAATATTATTACTTGATATTCTTGAAAGCACTACTATGACAGATGTTGATCATAGTGGTGAGCATGGTACAATTACTACTGACTATTGGCATCAAGTAGTTAATAAGACAGAAGGGATTCATAATGAATCGATTCAATCAATTTTAAGTGATGAGATTATGGAGTTCCTTAAGCAAGCAAATTTAAATCGTGCAGAAGTATTTCAGTCTTGGTTTGAAACAGCATCTTCAATAGAATTTCATGGTCTGCATAATCATGGAGCAATAGGATATAGTTCAGTTTGTTATGTTGATTATGATTCTGAGGTACATAAACCTACTCATTTTTATGCACCATACTTAGATTTTATTAATGGTAATATTATTGATCATATACCAGAGGGTGTAGAGGAAGGATCGATATTATTTTTTCCATCAGCAATAGGACATGCTACCATACCTCATAATACTGATAAGACTAGAACTATAATGTCATTTAACT